TGGGATGCTACTATGCAAGCTCAAACACCTGCTGAGTATCGTGGAGAAGTATCTGATCTTAATGCTGAGTGGATTCGTCGTTTCAAGAAGTTCGCTGATAACTACTTCATGAATGATTTAAAAGAAGCAGAGTATTGTCTCAAGGATGTTTTCTTGCTACATAAATGGACTAAGGCACAACAGAACCTATCACCTATTGACTTTGTATCTCAGTTAGAGGTTAAGAAGTTTACTGATGTAGATACTATTGGTTCAGCAGCTTGTGTTGGCGGTGCGTGCGAAATAACATTCTAAGGAGAAAGAATGGAAGAAGAATATTGGACGGAGTGTGCTGCCTGCGATACAGAGTCGCAGGTGCTAGTAGTAGATAGTGAGGAGACTCCATTGTATTGTCCCATGTGTGGTAGTCCAATGCAGTATACAGTGCTAGAAGAAGAGTGATAAATAATCCCATCGAAAGGTGGGATTTTTTTTATGTGGACATATAATGATAATGAGTATGACGAAACGCCAGAAGAGTATCAAGGCTTCGTTTACATTATAACAGAACTAGATACTGATAAGAAGTATATCGGTAAGAAGTTTTTCTGGAAACCAAAGACATTACCTATTACAAAGAAGCGCAAAAGACGTGTTAAAACGCGTGTAGAGTCCGACTGGCGTAAATACTATGGGAGTTCTAAAGAAGTGCAGCAGCTATTGGAATTGAAGGGCTCAGATAACTTTAAACGTGTGATATTACGATTGTGTAAGACAAAGGGTGAATGCTCCTACTTTGAAGCTAAATATCAATTTGACAATGACGTGTTGCTTCGCGACGATTTTTACAATGAATTTATAGGATGTAAGATTCATAGTAAACATTTAGAGAAGAGCATAAAAGATGAATACAAACGAATATGACGTAACAGTAGTAAAAGTTGTAGATGGAGATACGGTTGATGTAGATATCGATCTGGGTTTTGGAGTGTGTTTAAAAGATGAGCGTGTTAGAATCATGGGCATCGATACTCCTGAAAGTCGCACCAGAGATAAAGTAGAAGATCTATTCGGAGAAGCTGCTAAAGCTAGACTTAAAGAGCTTATGAAGTATGGTGGTAAACTCATTACAACTGAGAATAAACACGGAGAGGATATGAAGGGCAAGTTCGGCCGAATCCTTGGAGACTTCAAAGTTGATTATAATGGTGAGATGAAAAAGGTTACAAAGATAATGGAACTAGAAGGTCATTGCGTACCTTACTTCGGTGGCAGCAAAGAAGAGACCCAAGCTGCTCATATGATTAACCGTGAGCGTCTATTATCAGAAGGAATTGTCTCTCAAGAAGATTATGATAAAGCTGTAGAGAAGATGAAAAAGTAGTTGCACATCTGAGCGATTACTATATAATACATTATAGATGATGTGGAGGTGGGATAATGATCCTTGTAGATTATAGCGCTATTGCTATTAGTAATGTAGTAACTCAAAAATTGGATATTGAAGAAGATTTAATTCGTCATATGATCCTTAACAGTCTTAGAATGCATAGAGCTAAGCACCGAGAGAAGTTTGGTGAGCTTGTATTATGTATCGATGGTTCTAAGAACTGGCGTAAAGAGGTTTATCCTCAATACAAACATAAACGTAAAGATGCTCGTAAAGAGTCTAAGATGGACTGGAGTGAAGTCTTTCGTATTATGAATATGGTCAAAGAAGAGATCAAAGAGAACTTCCCATACAAAGTAGTTGAGGTAGACGAAGTAGAAGCTGATGATATGGTTGGCGTACTATGTGACTACACTCAAGAGTTCGGTCAGTATGAAGAGGTTATGATTATCTCTGGTGATAAAGACTTTGCTCAACTACAGAAGTATAAGAATATATATCAGTACTCTCCAATAACAAGAAAGTATATTAAAGAGCCTACTCCTCGTAAACAGCTTATGGAGCTTATACTTAAAGGTGATACTGCTGATGGTGTACCTAATGTACTATCAGGAGACAATGTATTTGTAGATGGTGAACGTCAGACTCCTCTACGTAAGAATAAGATTGATGAACTGACTAACGATCCAAAGGCTCTTGGAGAAGAAGTTTATCGTAATTATTTACGTAATAAAAAGTTAATAGATTTAACCGAAACCCCAGAACCTCTAAAAGAGAAAATTATATATAACTATGAACAGCAAGACAAGACAGGTAACAAGACTAAAGTGTTCCCATACTTAGTTGAAAAACGTTGTCGTAGATTATTAGAAGATGTAAAGGACTTTATATAATGGCTCATACAGTGACCAAGCGAATCCATGAAATAGTTGAATTGGTGTCTAAAGCTAAAACCAAA